CTAGGAATTATTCCGACCGGCTAGATAAGTGGGCTGATGTAATCACCCAGTTTGAACAGCAGGGATATCAATCCGCAGCAGACGTACAACTTGCTTTGCAACGGCAACAGCAGGAAATGGCAGAGCAGCAGATTGTTAGTCGATATCGTGAACTTGAACAACAGGAACTAGTAGACCCAGCAACTGCACAGTTGCAACTAGATGCCGAGTTGGAACGCTATCGCTACCAGCAGGCTATGGCAGAGGTGAGCCATTATATGGTTCAGCAAGAGCGACAGACTGCATTGGAGCAATATCCATTGGCTAAAGAGGCTACTGCACTTGTTGATTCACTAATCAATGCAGGCAATGAACCAACCAAAGCCGCACAGATGGTGCATGACCACGTCAGCAGACTCACTCAATCACTCCGGTCAGAAGTTGCACGGCAGGTTGCACACGGTCAACGTACTCCAACCCCGCAGTCTCAAGCAAGTTCTGCACAGGCAGTGGTTAATGGCAATCAACAGGGTATGGGTTTCGGAAGACAATCCCTTAGCCAGTTGATGGGAATCAATAAAAACCGATAAACGGTTAATGAAAGGTCACAGTAATGGCAATCGACTTTAATGGTGCATTGACCTTGGCTGACCAAGCGGCTATCAGCAACGACCCGCTCGTCAAGGAAATCACTAAATCTCTTCATAAAACGTGGAATGCTCTTAAGGACATCCCACTTTACACGTCTCCGTCTCTTAAGCAAATTGGTGTTCGCTACCTAAACTCAGGTATCCCTTCGCCAAACTGGACTGGCGTTAACTCTGAACCGGTAGCGGTTAAGGGTCGACCAAAGTCCTACGAAGAGCAGATGTATCTTATTCGTAACAAGATTCTTGTAGACCACGTTCTGCTTGACCAACCTACGAATATCATCGACCCAATTGAAGCACAGGTTCAAATCTTCCTTGAAGGTTTTGCATATGACTTCAATGATAAATTCGTAAACAATAACCCGCTAACAGGCAATATTGACTGTTTTCCGGGTCTTGCTTATCGTATGGACAACCCCGGTGACTTTGACATTCCTACAGAAATGAATGTAATCGCACCAGATGCTGCACGTATTGATGGAACAACGAATGCTACTACAGCAGGTACGGCAAACGTGTTTCTTAGTTACCTTCAGCAATTGCTTGACAATATGAATGCTCCAGACGGAGATGGTGTTGTTTTGTATATGTCTGAAAAGATGAAGCGGCAGATTGAATTTGCAATCCGTCTTATGGGAATTGGGGCTGGATTCGATGTCACTCGTGACTCGTTTGACCGCCCAGTTGAAAAGTATAAGAATGCAACTGTTCGTACTGTTGGTCGTAAGGCTGATGGCACTACTGGAATTATTTCTGATACTCAGAGTGCTTCTGGTATTACTGGTGCTGTTGCATCTACCATTTATGCTGTCCGATACGGAACAGGCTATGCACAGGGATGGCAGAGCGGACCATTCAAGCCAACTTACCTTGGTCTTTCTAAGGAAAATGGCATTATGCACAATGTAGTTTTTGACTGGGGCATTGGCTTGTGGATTCCACATACTCGTGCTGTTGGTCGACTCTATGCTCGTATTTCAGGTTAATAGAAAGGAAGAATAGAAATGGCACGTGATAAGAAGGCTTCCTTCAAATTTACAGCGGTTACTGGTGCTACTGCTCCCCAGATGAATCAGGGGTCAGTAACAACCGATAAGTTGGGTGCAACAATCACGATTACAGCATCTTCGGTTGCTTATCGTGGTGCATCTGATGTGTTTTCAACTCCAAATATGGTTCTTGCAGCGGCTGCAGATTTTGCTTCACAAGCAGATACTGCTGCATCAGGGTCATCTGACCTTAATGGAACCAACGGACAAACTATGGAGTTGTTCGCTAAGGTTGTTTACACTATGGGTGGAACACTTACGAATATCGGTTCTCCAGTTTGGAAAGTCGTTGGCTCTGCTGCATCAACAGTATCTGCTGGCGCACTATCCTCGTCCCCTGTAAGCATCTCGGCTGAAGTACCGCTTCAGACTTCTGCAGGAACGTATGTTGCATACCTCCCTGTGTTGTCCTCGAAACCATATTGGCAATTGCAACTTACTGGTACTGCTTCTGGTGCTGCATCTGGAGCAACAGTTCAGGTAGTTATGGCTGCACTCGTCAATGGACGTGACGGCTCAGTCGGTCTCTAATTAGACTAAGGTAACAAGATGACACTAGGTGAAATCAAACAAAAGGTTAGGATGATAGGTTTGCACCATTTTGGTAGCAAGCAGGACCTTGACCCATTTGGTTTGGAATACCTGGTGTTGGAATCTGCCAACCAGATAGCCCGTAAAACAGACTGTTTGTTTGGCAGACGTTACCTAGACTTAGAAGATGGTGTAGACGAGTATTGCTCCCCTGATATGTATCGTATTAGGGGAGTATTCAAGTTGGAAGACAACGAGTACCGACGGCTACGTCTATTAGACTTTGCTGATAGGCAAGTAGACCGCTACAGGACTCAAGGTGACGCTGTTATTGACGCTTGCATACTTTATGCAACGAATAGGCTCAGGTTCCTTCCTACGCCAATTTCTAGTGTTACGAACGGCGTGATGATTGAAGGTTACTGTCAACCCGGAATGATATGGCAGTACGATACTAGCGGTAATGCAGTACCTTTAGCAGATGACCAAGAGTGTCCATTACCAGACTCAGCACACGACTGTCTTGTGTTTAGTGTTCTTTACTCTCGTGCTATGCAGATGAAGGACGATAATGTACTTGCTATATACAAAGCAGAATACTTAGATAGACTAGGTATGGTCGAATCCAACTCTGCTATCTATGGTAGGAGAACTGTCTAATGGCTACTGCACTCACTTTGTACAATGAAGTTATTCGCCTTTTAAATGAATCAACTGATTCCTCTTTAGGTGAAGTCGGTGATGGCAGTGGAACAGTAACAGTAGAAACTCCACAAACAATAGTTGCCTATATCAAGGAAGCAATAAATGAATGCTGTAGAACTTGTATCTATGTGCCAGCAAAAGCAACTATTACTCAATCCAATCCTATTATTAATCTTAGTGATGTAGTCTGTAATTCTGCATATGTAGAAACACCAGCAGATAAACAGAATGATGCACTAAGACTATGGTTTCCATTAACAGTCGTGTGGAACTCCATACCCCTCGTACACTGCTCTGAACCAACGCTTAGGGCATACTCTCCATCCTTTGAATCAGAAGGCACAGCAACGCCAAAGTATTGGTATAGGCTCGGTGATTACTCATTGAGACTTTATCCATCTCCACCAACAAATCAACAGATTACTGTGTATGGAGCAGGAACACTTACTGGATTTGCTATACCAGCATCAGATGTATTACCAGATGACGTAACATCGATTACTGTTATCCCTGACGATATTCAATTGAAGATGTGGTCTTGTTATGCGGCATATAGATTGGTATTGAAAAATACAGATGACCCATCTATTGCAGCACGTTCCTTTTGGGGAAATTGGTACAACGAATCTAGAATGCGACTGTGGTCGCAACTTGATACATTCCTTAAGATGCCCGGTTCTCCATTTGCAATACCTCCAGTAACAGGTGGACAAGGATAATGGAACTTAAAGATGTAGCGGGTACTGTGCTAGGAATTGTTATTAGTGCAGCAATTAGTGTAGTCACGATGATTCGTAGAGTTGATAGGATTGAAATGTTGATTCTCAATCTGAGTCAAAACACTGATAGACAGTTCAGTGACCTCAAAGCATCTATTGATAATATGAGGCTAGAGATAAACTCTCTTGATAAAGAACTCCAAAACGTAAAAGAACGATTGCGAGTACTAGAGGAGAAAACAAAGTAATGACAGGATATTTTCAAGGGATTTCATTCTCAAGACTTTTTATTGTTGCTGTAGTTGCATTTTCTTCTACGTTTATGACTGTTATTGCAACGGCTCTTCAAAGCACTCCGATACTTACAATAGGGCAACTTAAAGAAGTTATTCTTATTCAGGGAGTTAAAGCACTGAGCATTTCTAGTGCTGCGGCTCTCTCCGCTGTTGTTGCATTCTTTACTCGTCCTGACTCTGTCCTTCCTGCAAA